AGTGCGGTCATCGATGAAGGCCTGCGCGGCGGCATCGCAATCCTCACTGGTCCGCGGCAGCGGGCTCAGATTTGACACAATGGCGGAGCGAATGCCGTCATCTCCCACCACCGCGGCTTCAGCAGCGATGCTGCCGGAGGACTGAATGCGTGAAATAGCGGCCCGCGCTTCCCAGGACAAAAATCTCACCGGCGTACCAGCCGCGGGAAGACTCTGCGCGTAGAAGGCCAGCGTATCAACCTCGTTGCCCTGGGTCACCTGCGCGGCCTGCAATTCAAATCCGTTGCCCAGCACTTCCTGCGTCGGCGTGTTGCTTCGTGGCAGAGGCGGCGGCCAGATGTTCCCGCTAGCATCGGATGGCCACGGAGGCACCGGTCCAGGATAAGTGGGCGTCCCGCCGGTGTAGTAAACAACCGGCGCTAGCGTGTTCACCTGTACAACAGCGCCGCTCTCCAGATACGCGGTGATCGCGAACTGAAGTTCATTGATGTTGGCTGGCGTAAGGGTCGCGGTTCCCCACAAATCAGTTTGGCCCCCCAAAGGAGGACCGCTGCCGACCTCATCGAAGGACATGCTCCGCGGCGATCCAATCAGCACCCCTCCCAGCATCAACTGCGCGGTCAACGTCTCTCCAGCAACCCCGAACGCATCAAAAGACAACTCGACTCCGACAATCGTCGCGTCAGAAGGAATGTCAAATACAGCCCCAGAAGCGACCATTGGTCCTATGGTCCGCGCGGACCCAGCGGTGCCCTCGGCACAGGCTGTAGACAGAGGCACGTCCAGCAAGGCGTTTTGTGGATTAGTCCACGGCTCGGTGATCAGCGGGGCGTTCTCGCATACCTGAAACTCGGGTGTCTGCGGCGCGACAATCCCCGGAGGCAGCATGGGCAGAATCAGTCCGGTAGGCTGCCACAGACCGCTTGGTCCCTCGTAAGCCGACAGCGACCCCATAGGCATGATCGCCAGCGTAGTGTAGTTCACAGTCAAGTTCAGCTGCTGATTGTTGATCAGTCCGTAAACAGCAAAAGCAGGCAGATTGACGGCGTTCACCGATACCTTGGTGATGTTCGGCAGGTAATAGAAGCCGGTAGCGGCAGCGATGTCGTAGTCCTGAATAATGAAGGTAACATCGCCGGTCACGGCTGTCTCCACTCCGCCGTACTGGGTGCCCGCCAGCGAACGATACCAGCGGTTGTAGCGCACGTATTGCGGGGCGGTGATCACAGTCTGAAGCACGTAGGTGTGGTTGATCTCCGACACCACCGGGGTGCCGATTGGCTGTCCTTCCCAAGTCGGCTGCATCACTACGCCAGCAGCACCAGAGGCGCTGGTCTCTACACCGCTGGGCGACGAAATGAAAAACCCTCCTAGACAGTTGCCGCTTGAGTAGGGCGCGTTTGTGTCCAGAGCCTCGGTGTAGAGGCCGCCAATGATTCCCACGGAGTAGTCGTTGAAGCCGAACTCTCCGTGCTCCAGGTCGATTCCTCCAGCCAGCTCCAAACCGTTGTTGTACTGGATATAGGCCTGCCCCAACGGCAGCGCAAAGCTGCTCACGAGGTTCAGAGCACCAGCACCGATATTGAACTGGTCTCCTGGATCGTTCACGTACCACTGCTGCGTGTTGTAAGAGGACTCGGTCCAGTCGTCGCTCACCAGCAGCGTGCTCGATCCACGAAATACCTTATGCCTCAAGGGGAAGTTGCCGGTAAATCCATCTCCGATAAAGTAGTCCTCGCGACTGTTGCCCGCCTCCACATCGCCAATGATAGTCACATCGTTCACGATCGGCACAGCCAGCACCTGCGTCTGCAGTCCAGCAGAACTAGGGTCGAAGGTGCGATCAGGCAGCGTCTCGTCGTACTTAACCCCTAGCGGCCCGTCGCCGTAGGGTTGGAACCAAATCTTCTTGTCTCGCGCGTGGTAACGATAGCGGCTGTCGTCGGCGAAGTTCTTGGCAATCTCGCACCAGCTCTGGGTCGGGTCGTATTGATAGAAGGGCTCGATGTCGCCGGAGCCGATGGCTGAGGTGTCGAAGTACCCCGGGCAGAGCAGTTCCGCTAGTCCAGCCAGAATCTCTCCCTGCGTCTGGTCTACGAACGCGGGGATGAACGGCACAGCCTTGATGTTCAGCAGGTACTCATCGGAGGTACAGATGAATTGATATTGAAAAAGCTGCACGCCCCCAGGTCGTATCCCTTGAAAAACGGCGTTGGGCTGGCTGGCAACAAACCCGGTAAAGAGGCTGCGGTTGAAGGCGGTCGAGAAGAGCTGGATGTAGGCCCGCTGGACAACAGCAGGAAAGCCGCTGTCCTTGTTATAAGCGTTGAAGGTCAGTTGCGTAGGAACATTGATCTGCTCTTGGATGCTGACGGACGCCCAGTCTACATAACTGGAAATGTCGGTCTCCACCGACCCGACTGTATAGGTCATCACCAGCATGAATCAATACTCCTTACAACGTCTGCCCGCGATATACACCATACCCAAGAGTCGCCCGCGATTGGTAAGCCGCCGCCATCAGCGCGTCCATAGCATTCGTCGATGCTGCAGGAGCGGAGCCTCCAGGCAGAATTCCAGAAGGCGGAATGTTCCCAGCAGCCCCAGCGTACCCAAGTCCAGCCAAAATGCCCGAGATGGTTGTGAAGTTGTAGGAGCCTCCCTGCAGCAACTGAATCAGCTCAGCCAGAGCCGCAATCGCAGCCAGTGATTGCGACGCCTGCCCTTCCTGCAACGCTAGCAGCTGCGCTTGCAGGGCCATCGAGGTCATGCCCAGGTTGTAGAGCGAGGTCTCGATCCCCACTTTATATTGCTCCAGTGAGATTTCGTTGTTGATGCTGGTCAACTGCAGGCTGGCCTGGCTCTCCAGCTGCTCGATCTGCTGCCCCTTGGTCTGAGCCTGAGTCTGCTGCCGCGTCAGAACTCCCTGCTCCAGCACACCCATGATCGAGGTGTTGAGGTTGCTAATCAAGGTCGATCGCTCGGAAAGCAGGCTGTTGAGATTCAAGGCGTCCTCAATGCCCTGCTCTTCATCCTGCACAAAGGTGTTCTCCATCTGCGTCGTGTAGCTCGACAGGCTGTCGGTCAACCAAGAGTTGGCCTGCGCCAGCTGGCTGGCGTTCTCAGCTGCTCCAGCAAACTTGTCGTACTGGTCGATGATCTGCTGCAGGTTCGTCAAGAACTGCTGCATCCCGGTCGGCGTTTGGAAAATTCCCAGCTGCACCTCGAGCGAGGAGATGACCGATGATTGCTGATCCTGTAGCTGAATCAGCTGCTGGCTATACTGCGAAACGAGCGAGGCGAATTGCTGGCTCCCCTTCTTGGAGTTCGCTTCATCGATCTGCGCCTGTTCCATCAACTCTTCCAATTGCGAGATGGTCGCCTGCAGGTTGTCGGTGTTCGAGTGAAAGGCGTCCATGATCGAGGTGTAGGCCGTATTCAACGAGCTCAGTTCGCTCGACATTTCAGCGTTCTTCTGTCCGGCGATGGCTCCAACCAACGCACCAGCAACAGCTCCAATCGCTTGCCCAAAAGGCAATCCCAGGCCTTGTAGCATCTGTCCCACGCCCGCACCGGCCGTGGCGCCGCTGATAGCGCCGCCGAGCGCCGAGGTCGAGTGTGAAACGGCATCAGCAAAGCTCGCCAGTTCTCCAATAGCGGCCGTAAGCCCATCGATAAATCCGCTCATCGACGGCATCGCGCTCTGGGTTGGCAGATTCCCCAAATTCTGCATCGGCTCCGACGGAATCTGCTCATTGTCCGTCGGCTCGGTCACATCCAGGCCGGAAGACGGCCCCTGTGCCTGCTGAAGAGTAGCCGCAGCGGAGCCAGCTGGCGTGGAAGGTCCGCCCTTCATCTGGGCGTTGAGCCATGCGATAAGGTCTTGAATCTCGGCTTGAAGGTCGTGCAGCGCGATCGTCACCGTGTCGGTGGCGCTCTGCATATTTCCGGTACTGGCCCTCTGCTGCTCAAGGGCGTCGCGGGCCTTCCCGAACTCGGCGGTCAGATCGTCGGTGCCGGTCTTAGCCGCATCGGTGCTGGTGGAGAAGGATCGCGCTGCGCTCTCCATCGCTAGCATCTGCGGGTCTTTCGGCACGTCTACTGATCCAGGACGTATCGCGTTGCGGACGGTCGCGGCAGCCTGGGTGCCCCCTTTCAGGGCCTCGACAGCCCCCGACATTCCCGCGGTCAGTCCCTTTACAAAGCGTGAAGTCCAGATGTCTCCGACCAGTTTGGACATACCACCGAGCAGACCAGCAAGGTTCTGCGATAGGTCAGTCGATTTGCGCAGCTCATCGTTGTACTTTTGCTGCGTCTGGTAGACCTGCTCGATCTTGTCCAAAATCTGATACCAGCCGTCGGTCTGTGGCACCAGCGCCTGCGCCTGCTTCTCCAGCTCCTCACGCTCAGCCTGCAAAAGCGTGAGCATCTGTTGCTGCAGTCCAGCCGGATTCTCACCAGGTTGCATCCCGCCGATCTGAGCCTGGATCGCCTGCTGCTGCGGCTGGAACTGCCTCTCCACGTACTGCATCCGAACCTGTGCCTCAGCCGATTGCAGCTCATCAATTTTCGCCGTCGCTTGATCGATAGCAGCGTTGATGGCGTTGATCCGGGTCTGTCTCGCAGCGTCATTCTGCGCGCTGTTCTGGTATTCACGGTTGGCGGCATCGATGCGGGCCTGGGCCAATTGCTCGGTCAACTCTATTTGCTTGGCAAAATAGGCGTCGGGGCTCGTCTCTCCCTGCTGCAGCTGGGTCTGCAATTTCTTCTCAGCGTCGGCCACAGCATCGGAGGTCTGCTTCAGCTGGCCCTCGATGGCCTTCTGCGTGGCCTCCTGCTCATCCTTCATCTGGCTGGCGAGCAGCTGAATTCCGCCCATCTGGTGCTTGCTGAAGGCTGCGTTCAGCTCATCAGCCAGCTTAGCGTCGAGGGTCTTGATCTTGTCGGCCAGCACCTGGGCGTCAGCCCCAAACTGCTTTTCGTACATCGCTTTCTGAGTCGCGTAGTTATCCCTCGCGTTCTCCTGCTCGGCTTTGTACTCCTCATCGATAAGTCTCTGCTGCGTGGCGTAGTGCTGCTGCAGCGACTCGTCAGCATATTTATAGTAGTCGTCGTCGAGGGCCTTGAGCTGGGAAATCTCTTCCTTCTTTTGGTCGAGCCTCTCCTTGGCCTGTGCGATCTGGTCCTGCATTCGAGCCTGGGCTTCACGAAGTTGCTGGCTCAGGTCGGGCGGCTGCTTATCCGGCGGCTGCAAAGCCCCAGGCCCGAAAAGCCCAGCCGCAGCAGCTTCGGCTGCCGAGGCGTAGGCGTGAGGCATATTGGTTTTGAGTTGGCTGATAAATTGCTGCAGGAAAGTGGGGTCCGTGAACATACGCGCAATGGCGTCGTGTGCCCGCTGAAACTCGTCTACGACCGAATCCCCCATTCCCTTGAAGGCCGTCTCCCACGCTTTCTTCACTCCAGTCGCCGAGTCGCCAATGTCGTTGGCGTAGTTCTTAGCGTCTTGCAGCGCAGCGCTGAAGTTGAGCTCGTGATAATCGATAAAGGCGCGTATAGCGTCCACCTGCGCCTTCAGCAGCGGCACGCCAGCCGCAAGCGTACCCAGAAATCCCTGCAGAGCGCGCGCGGCGACCGAGATCGCTGTAGCGATCAGAATCCAGTTGTCCACCATCATGGCTAGGAAGGTCTTGATAGCTCCAGCGCTTCCCTGCTCAGCCCCAAATGTGGCGGCGAAAATGTCGTGGACCTTGACAAGCGCGTTCCACACATCTTCCGCGGCGCGCGCAAAAGCCTGCGCGGCGGGGACCACGGCGGCAAACATATTGCCTAACGCTGCTCCAGCCTCCCTTGCTAGGTCCTGAAACCCGTCGATCCTTTTAGACAGTTCGTCGATGTCCTTCAAGAAGGCTTGCGTACCCGAAGAGGTTTGAAAACCCCCACCAAAGGCCAGTTCAACGTCCGACCGAGCCGAAGCGAATCGCGTCATCACTTGGTCGAGTGTCTCGGGAATGTCTTTAATCTTCTGGGCCTGCTGGTGCAGCATTTCCATCTGTATATTGACTAGCCGCGTCTCACGCTCCACAGCACTCATTCCAGGCGGAATCGAACGCACAGCCTGCATAAGGCCTGGAATCTGTAGCGTCATCCCCACAACGCCGAGATTGCCTCGCTCCAGGCCGCGCGCCAGCCTCTCCATCCCTTGCTCAGCAGTCTCTCCAGCGGCGAGCGAAAGCTTCGTCACATCCGCTGTGAGCTGCACCATCTGGTCCCGGGTCAACTGCACAGGGCTGCGCAGCATGATATTGGCGTCGCGCAGCAGTGTTATGTTGTTCACAAGATGACGAGTCGCATCGGTAAGCTGGTCCAGAAAGGCTGTGGACTGGTCGATGCTCATGCCACGGCCAGCCGCTAGTTGTGTAAATACGTCCCGCAGCACTTCCAGCTTGCCGGCCTCGACAGTCACTTCGCGTAGATGCGTCAGGAATCCCTGCAGCGCTGACCCGGCCATCTCGATCACCGCGACGATTCCCGCACCAGCCAACAGTCCGCCAGCCACGCTTCCAGCTAGGCCTGTGCCCAGCAGCCCCTTGGCAACGTTGCCCCCAAGCCCGGCAACCGCTCCCATCCCAGCAGTGCCACTCTGTGCGACAGCAGTCTGCCGTTGCATCAAAGTCTGTTGGCGCAGCAGCGCGTTCTGCTTATTTAGCTCGGCCGTGTAGGCCTCAGCCGCCGCCTTCTGAGCAATGGAGGCGTTCACAGAGGCCTTGGTCTCTTCGGTTATCTCTACCTGGGTGCGAACCTGAATTCGTGCTTGCTCGGCGGTCGCTGCCGTAGTTGCCTCAAGCTGCTTCTGGCTGGCAACGGCCTGTTGGGCCAGGTCCGCGATGCCAGCCATGCTGCCTTGAATCTGCTCTAGCCCAGCTCCCTGCACTCGAGCGCCCTGTGCAGCCGCCGCAGAAAGCTTATCAGCCAGATCGTTGAGCCCCTTGAGAATGTTTCCGATGACGTCGGAGGCCTGCTTGACCGCAGTGAGGTCAAGCCCCATGCTCACAAGCAGGTTCGGTCCCGTGGCGGTGCTACCCATGTCAACGCCCCATTGTCATCACCGGCATACCCAGCGCCTGCATGTACTGGAGGGCCTCATCACCGGTCAGCTTGCGTAGGTCAACCTGTCCTCGCTCATCCACCATCTTGTATACGATCCCGCCCAGCCGATCCTCGATCCCCTTCAGCATCTCATCATGATCGACGTTCTCCATCACATCATATTTACCGCTTCCGTCCAGCTTGGGCGGCAGATTGGCCATAGGTAGCGTACGCTCGCGCATGTTGGCTGCCACTTCAGCTCCTCTCCAAGCTATGATCGCCAAGTCGGACTTAGTAAAGCGCCGACGAATCTCACGGTTCGGAATACTCAGCGCCTCCATCCACGACGCTGCCGCGGCCAGGGTCGGGAGTGCGCTTCTGCCTACCCCCTCCGAGTCACCTGCGGGAATAGCTGGTAGACAGCTGAGCCGAAATCCCGAATCTTCGATACCTCAAGCTGCGCCCGTACAATGCCCAGGATGCGGTTCGATCCCAGGTTCTTCTGCACCCAGTCCTTCGTCAGCCCTTCTTCGTTATAAGGGTCGAGGCAGATAGCGCAGCACTCGGCCAGCATGTCCAGCCCGGCGGGCAGAATATCCAGTACCTTCTGCAGCTTCTCGGCATTGCTGGTCACGCTAGCCCACTCCACAGCAGCCAGGTCCTTGAGCTGTGGCACCAGGTTTCTCACAATGATGTCCATCAGCTTCTTTTCGTTGGCCTGAGAGAGTTCGCGCAGCGTGTAGGTCTTAGAGCCGCCACGCAGCGGCAGCTGCAGAATGATCTCCCCATACTCCTGCGAAAGCAGCTGCTCCAGTTCCTTGGGATCGGGGGGTTTGAGGGCGTCACGGAACTTCTTGACTTCCTCATCCATCATGCGGGTGTTTTGGGCGATCAGTTCCTGCGTCTTCTCAGCCAATCGCTGCGCAGACCGTGCCTCTACCTTGGCGGTGATGCGCGCAACCAGAGCGGGGAGAAACTTTGCAGCAACTTGTTTTTCTTCATCGGAAGCAAGAACGTCCAGCGTATCGTCGCGCTCTTCAATCTCGATCGCGGCCCGTACCTGCTCAGGGGTGGGCACAAATTCCTTCTCTGGGTCTTCCATACATATCTCCTCAAGTCGATATAGTTATTTCCACATCAAAGATGGGAGCCCGGTTTTCTCTCCGGACTCCCAAGTAAAGCAGCCGTTTTCCATTTTTACGTTGGCGACAAACACTTAAATCTGCGGTGTGGTTCCGGTGTGCGGGAAGTAGGCGGTATAGCAAACCACCGTCTCACCATCCAGCGGATCGTCGAACGCCATCGCATCCAGCGCGCAGCTGAGTCCCGTTTGCTGAATGCTCGTCGCGCCGGTCAAGTTCTTGCTCACCATCCCAGGCGAGCTGTCCGGGGCCACACGCGGGTAATACTTCAGGAACTGCGACCCGTCCACGGTGTCGAGTACAAACACGGCCGACCACTCACGGATGAATGAGCCGCCCTCTCTCGCGGCGTATCCGGTAATGGCCTGCACCTTCGATCCGGCGGGTGGTGTCTGGTACGGCACTCCCGATCCCAGGGCGTAGTTGCCGCCGCCCACAAACGGGGCAGTCAGCACCAGCACATCCTGGCCCCCCACCTGGTTGGCGCCGGTAAACACACCGGAAACACCGGCCACGAAGTCGGAGGTCATGCGGATGAAATCGACGCTGGCCACAGCACCGGAGAAGACGTTGGCACCAGCCGCTCCCACAAACCCGAAGGAGGTGCCGTTGTAGTCCTGATCGCAAACGATCATCGATCCAGCGGGGAACAAAGCGCCGCTGCCGGAAGGTACGCACAGCGCCGGATAGCCTGAGGTCACGCCAGCAAATCCAGTCGCTGAGTAACCGCTAGCTCCAATGGCGATCGCGGGCGTGCCGCTGGTGGACAACGGACCGGTGGTGCTGCCGGCGGTGACGGTCGTCGCTAACAGGTTGAACACCTGCATACCGGTAGAGATTCCCAGGGTCAGTCTCGACACCTCTTGGAAGTCGAATGACACTTTCTCTCCCACCTCAGCGCGATACTTCGCACGGATGGCGCCACGGTATCCGGTAACCACATTGCCGACCTTCGAGCCGGCAGTGAACTTGAAGTTGTCGGAGTAACCAAGATCAAACCAGGGCTGCCCGGCTACAGGTTGGAAGTTCGCATCCAGCATCTTCTGGAACGCGATCAGGTCGTAAATCGACGGTCCACTTACCGTCGAACTCGTGCTCACCGCCAGCGCTTGGTTGAAAGGAGCGAAATATGCGCGCCAGCCAGCGCCAACGGTAAGTTGCCCTTGGCGGAGCACTTGTGTAAGGGAACGAGGTAGAGGCATAATCAAATCTCCTTTGCGCGAGGTCTGCGGTTACACGTTGCTCAAACCCATCCTAAGAGTACCCACCCCCTTATAGAGCCGCAACAGCAAGCTGTTCTACGCGTTCACAAGAGCGTTCACGGTGCTCCAGCCGTAAATCTCGAGCGGGGCCGTGCCATAGAGCACCCCGGACTGGGCCGCAGCCAGCTTCGTGCCCAGGCGCGGCATCGACCAATGAATCATCTCTACAGGAGCGTAATTGCCGAATGTGACGTTGCCTGTATTCGGATCAGCCGCGGAAAATTGCTTGATGCAGAACCCAGGAAAATGGGCCTGCCGCAGCGCTTCGATAACAGCCAGGTTGTCGCGATGGCGGCTCCCCCGGTTGGCCCCCACCTGTGCCTGCGTCAGGTCGTTGCCCAGAAAAACCCAGGCCCACTGCACATAATGCTCGAAATAGGTCTCGGCCCGCGTTCCCTCTTCCTGGACCGGTACAGAGCTGAGATAGATGAGATAGAGGCCGCCGTCAACGATCTCGGTTTGCGGCCAGTCCTGGGCGTTGGCCACCCCCTGCATAGTCACAGGTACGGATGTGGGAATCGTCAGCTTCCCGAGGTTGTTGGCGATGTAGGCGTAGAAAGTGTCGATGACGTCGATCATCGCGGGATTGGCAGGAGTAGTCACAGTTCCCTCTTCGCCAGCAGCGTTCTCAGCTTCACATACCGCTCAGGCCCCACAACCTGAATCAGCTTGTTGATCATTTCCTCGCTCTGCTGCACGTTCCCCGGAATCATCAAGGCCGCAAACATGATGTAGCTGTACCACCACGTTGGCGAAACCTTCGTCTTGTTGAAGGTCTTACATTGCATCGTAAGTGTCAATCCGAAGCAGTCACGCGGCTCGAAAACTGTTCCTCCCAGCTTGGCATCCTTGCAGTTGGTCCGATACATGACCGTATCGCGAAAGGTGCTGCCGAGAAATTCCGAACCCTCGCAATCAGCCTCAGTCAAATCAGCGTTGTCGAAATTGCAGCGGTGAAAGAGGCTCTGCTTCATTCTCAACTTACTCAGGTCCTGCCCGCTGAAGTCGGTTTGGTAAAACTTCTGTCGGGACAGGTCGCGCCCGCGATAATCCTGCTTGAATACCATATACGCTACCCCACAAAGAATTTCTAGGCGCTCAACAAGTCGCCTACGTCGAATGTTCCATACGGCCCATAGCCGGAGGTGTAAAAACCTCCTTCACCCGCAAGTGCGCCGTCTCCAGGTGGAGCAGCCACAATACTCTGCCGCAGTTGCCCGGTATCAATCGGAGCAGCGTTAGACACAAGCTGAGCGCACCGCTGAGCGGCGTTCGTCATCATCGTCGTCGCCAGCTCAGCCCAGGTTCCAATCGGATGCCGAGCGAATTGTGCTTTGGCAAACTCGTCACGAAGGACGGCGAGGTACTGTTGCCTCTGAACGCGAATAAAACCAGTCGGGGCTGTGATAGTCAGCACCTTTGGCTCTCCCAGCACGTTCACGCTCCACAAAGTTTTAGGCCCCGGCTTGATTACACGGGTCACGTACCCCATGTCCCAAACCAGGGCCTTGATGTAGTTCAGCTCGTCTGTCGTTTTGACGCCGGAGGTGACTATGGCTGGCACAGACCCAAGAGCCTGCACCAGCTCATCGATCCCCGTAATCTTCATGGTCACCGGCATCCCGGTCTCCGTTACGACAAGGATGCAAGGACGTTCTGAAGCGTAGCGAGGTTCGGATCGCCAGCATCGGTGTCGCCGATGATGCCGCCGCTGCCGGTTATCCCCTGCAGCTTGTTCTTCGCTTCCTGCAGGTTCAGCAGGACGCTCTGCAGCATCCCAGGGTAGTCCATGATCTCTCCAGCGGCCGCATCGGCTTTCGCTGTGGTAGCTGCCGTCGGGCCGGTGGCAATCACGGAGTTCATATTCGTGATCAACGTCGTGCTTGGTGAAGGCATTTTTGTTCTCCTTTGCTAGTTTCGGCCCGAGGCCGGTCTTAAAACCCTCTCTTCTCCAAAATCCTTATCAAGCTGTTTGGGCTGTCGGGGAGGCTGCTGTGCATGATCCTGCCGTTGACCCCAGGCGTCGCCACCACTTCAGATGCTCTCACGGTGACGGGCTTGCTCTGCCCCTCCAGCACCACACGCATCGTGTCGCCCTGCTCCGAGAGCACCGAGGCCCTCACCATCTGCGATGTGTTGCCACGGACCATCGGCCTACGAATCAAAACTGTCTTGGTCATGTCAGCCCTCATTTCCCGCACTTGTCTTCACAGCCAACCACATTGCAGCTGCCGTCTTTCGAGTGCATCCACGGCTCGTGCCCGCAGGAGCATTGCTTCGTGCCCCTCACGCTCATCCTCTCAGCGGCATGGTGCTTCTTGAGCGACCCCATGTCCGGCGAGAAGTTGTGGCACTTCATCCCTTTCGCGTCCAGCTTACCACGGCGCTTGTACACGCCGCGAGCGGTCCGTGAAGTTTTTGTGTAGCTACCGTCGTTCTGCACGGAGACGCTGCGCGAGTTGCCCCTCTTAGCCTTAAAATACTCGCTGGTCGTGATGCCGCCACGCACCTTGTTGCCGGTGTGCATATAGCCCACCTTCATAAAGTGCATGTGGGCTCCAGCATGAACGGGCTGGAAACGGGCCTCTCCGACGCTTCCGGCCATGATCTGCCGCCCTTTGCTTCGCAGTTCCGCGGCTCCAGTCAGATTCATAGCTCACCTCAACTCGTTCGCGTTTGCCGTAACAGTCCAGACTACGGGAATACCCCCCACATCATCGGAGGCGTACAGCTCAATGCTCCACAAAACCCCATAGCCCACAAGCCCTACCAATTGCTTGCTCAACCATAACTGCTCCGGCGTCGCCAAGCCAAGAGCAAGCTGCTGAGCGTTTATAAAGCTCTGCGAGATGGTAAATTCCCTAGCTCCGAAGCGCAGTTTGCCCTGCGACATGCCGATATTGTGCATCGAAACCAGCCGCGTGCTGCAGGGCGGGTTGATCAGCACGTCGGTCGTCCCAGCTCCGCCGCTGTCGGGCGTAATCACGTATCCCAGCTGCGCATACAGCTGATCTGTGGGTGGCACAAAGTCTCGAAAGCGCATGGATACCGGAACCCGGTTCGCATCGAGATAGCGCATCTGCGCGTCGATGAGACGCTGAATTCCATAACCGATATTTATTCCGCCATAGCCCATTATCGCCTCTTAGTATGCGCGCACTACCTTGTACGGGGTCAGAAGCGCATCGACAGTCGGATCGATCAGCGATCCCGGCACAAACTCCATGTTAGCCCCCGATCTTCCCAGCCTCATCGACGTCAGGGCGGTGGTGCCGTCGCCCTTGGCCATGGCATTCTTGACCAAGCAGGCGCAGGCCATCTTAATGCCGATCGGCATACACGTCGGGTCGTAGCCGGAGTTGTAGGTGATGAGAATTTCGGAGTACCGCTGCAGCTGCAAACCAGCCGGTATCCACACCTCCCCGGTTTTCGCGTCGTAGTCGGTGTTCGTAACGTCTACCGCCACCCAAGGAGCGGGGCCGCCGAACATGGTCACCAGGTTCAACGGATTGATAAACGCGAACAGGTCGGGGTAGGCAATCGACATATCCTGCCGCGTATAACCATAGCGGCCGCTGGCGCCTACAATCCCAGACAACGTTCCCCAGGGATTCAGGAAGACGCTTGGCTGTAAAGCGCCGGTCAAATAATAGTTCGGCGTTCCGTTGCTGCCCGAGGCCGCCAAATTGTCGATCTGGTCCTGCGTGAGCGGCACGATCGGCTTCAAAGGCAGCAGCGCCAGGTTGCGGTTTCTGGTCTGCATCAGAATGCGCTGCGTGTAGGTCGTGAACACCAGCGAGCCGTTGCCGTCGCCGTCGATTCTCCCACAAGCCTCATCGATGATGGAGGAGGCCAGGTAGATGAGGTTCAGAATGTCTGGCTGCGCGACAGGCGATGGCAGTCCGTAGCTCGTCAGCTCGCTAGGGAGCACGTAGCATGGTATAAACGGTCCGGCGCTCATGCCTTCACCTCCGCATGTATCTTACCCGGTCTCTTCAAATCGTGGGTATGCAAAACCTTCTCAATGAACTCGTGCATAGGCAGCATGGTCACGGAATGGAATATCTCGCCGGCGTTGTCGTAGGCCAGATTGAAGATTTTGCGCGCCGCTTCGTCCGATGAAAATCCCAGAAAACACTTGTCCTCATCGTAAGTATGGTCGGCGTCGTTCTCGATGTGAAAGATGTAGGCAAACTTGGCGTTCTTGAGTGGCCCGATGAAGCAGTCCACCTCATCGCCATCGCTGCCCTGGGTGCCTTTGATATAGCCGTAGTCGCATGGCATCTTCACGGACCAGGGTGTGCCGTCGTGATCGAGGCCCTTACGAATATCTCCCTTTCGGTTCTCGATGCTGATCGGCAGCCCCTGAAAGCTGGTGTATCCAGCCAGCTTGTAGGCTTTCGATTCCACGCCAAGAGCCTTTTCGCGGATCACGTTCCGCGCGATCTCTCCCGGTCCAAAACCATCAGCAGCGGTCTTCACATCCTTCTCCTCGAGCGCCTTCTGCCTCGCCTTCTTCGTCTTCTTTGACACCTTCACCCGCGGCGTATCCGGTGGCTCGGCCTTATGCGAGCTGTCGCCTTTCTTATACATCGACCAGGCCAGCGCATAGGGATTGGTTATCTCGGGATGGTCCTTCATGTGTTCGGTCGTGCCACGCCAGCCCGGAGGCGACACAGCTTGTATATCTTTCCCTCGCGCGTCCTGTAGTTGCGCCCGCAGACGCTCGCCGCTGTAGGCGTGCGGAAGAGCCCGCATATAGGCCTCGGGATTCGACTTCGGAAAAGCCATGCTCCCGATACGCAGCGGATCATCAGCCAAAACCGCGTCCATCATCATAGCGGAGCGGGGATTGATCAGCCGGCCTGTGATAATCCCGTCACGCGACAGAATCTTAAATACAGGTCTCTGCCCTTTGTCGGTTGTCTCTAAAAAGGTGCAGCTCAGGTCCATACCCACCTCAATACTTCAAATCTTCCCACTTCCTAGCGGTAGCAAGGTCATCGATCCGCGCCGCTACTCCATGAATAGCTTCCTTGCTGAATCCCAGCTTTGACATTTTGCCGATGATCTCGTTTTTCTTATCCACAAACGGTGCCGCCATGTCCCTCGGCCGTAGACCGTTGATGTCGTCCTTGTCATTTTTCATCTTCACTAAAAATCCCCTTACATTTTGCATCTTGTCGCCGTTGGGAAAACACATCCCATGATCGATCAGCTGAATCTTAGGGCCGTCTCCTTGGCAAATCCAGTTGCCGTTGTGGCGGTCGCCATCGGCAATCACGTAATCAAAGGCGGCGCAGCGGGCACAATCCCGGTCGCCGTCGTAACGCTTTGCCTCTCCGACGTTTCCGGCCGTTTCTCCCTCAGCAAAGGGGTGAATGATCCCCATCTTGCCGTTCTGGTTGCGGTAGACGGTCGGTGGCACGAGGTCCTTCATCCCCACCAGCTTCGCTACCTGATACGCGGCTACCTCTCTCATGGCCTGGGCTCCGGCTTTCACCTCGATGTTCCAGCCACCAGCGCAGAATTTGTCCTCACCGTCGTTGGGCTTAAAAACGCACTTCATGCCGTTCTCGAGCTGCACCTTAACAGTCTCGTTCACGCCTCCGCCCATGCGGCTGCTGCCCGACGATTTTCCCTGCGCCAGTTCTCTTTCAATAGCATTCATCTCGTCGTGCGGCGGCAGCGTCATAGGCAGATCAGGCTGGATGCTGGGGCTTGGAATCGGCCGCTGTGGCGTGGCTTGTGGCACAGGCGGAGTCTTGGATGGCGGAGCCGACAACCACCAGGTCGGCAGTCCAGCAGCCTCACGCACCGTCATCTTCAACTTTGCCTGCCGGTTCGAGTCGCGCTCATAAGGATGGTCATCGTTCAGCGCCACTTCCTTACCGCCAGGCGGGGTGATGTAGAAGTCTCCTCCATCCTGCTTCCGCAGAATAGCTCCAGCTGGATGAATATATTGAGCAAAGTCGTTGCCGTCCTTGTCGCGGCCGTTGCCCATATAAACAAAACCAGCTTTTTGAAAGGCTTCGTCGGCGCTGCGACTCACAAGCCGCGAGTCTGGTCGTGTGTCCTTGTCGGGGTTGGTCACCGGCAGCCTCAAATCCGGCTGAGGCAGCCCAAGAGTCTGTCGAATGTTTTGGTTCAAAAAACCGAACTTGTCCATCAACTGATACATCGGCTGCACAGGATTCGCTGCCTGCTGTCCCTTAGGCTTGAGCTGGTATCCGGCGCTGTTGATCTGCATCTCAGCGCCGTCGGGCCGGCGCAGTACAACAACCGGCTCTTCCTTCTCGTTGTACTTCGCGCCATCAAGTACAAAGCCAGCTTTGGCCAGGGCGTCGCGTTGAACGGCGCTTGTTGCTCTTTTGTAGTCTTGCTCGGCGTTGGCGCCGTTGTAGGGCCTATCAGGAATGCCTACGGCCTGGCGAAAGTCGGGCAGCAGGTATCTCTGGCCGTTGTTGTTGCGTTCAAACGGAACGCCGGTCCACTCTCCTAATTTATTGCCGTTCTTATCCACGGCGATGGTCTTACCAGCATCGTTGACCCGCAGCGTCACGCCGTTAGCGTTCTGATACTTCGCATATTGGCCGCCTTGGCTGTCGCGCCCCACTCCCACATAAGTAAAACCACCACGTCCGGTCAGCAGTCTGTTTCCCTCATCACCAACTAAATTAACAGGCGGCGACGTCTTATCCGATGAAGGAAGATGGGTAGGAATTTTCAGATCGGGATCGGGCATCCCAATCAAGTCCCGCAATGGCTTGTCCAGGTTCCCCCACTGGTCTCGAAATCTCCACCCGCGCCCCCCAGGCGCGTTGACCTCTATACCATTCTGGAATACTTTCAAGTCTTTCCCGGCTGCCCTCCGTATCTGTACATCGCCCTTGCTCAGAACGAGGGTGGGGTCGCCGCCTTCGTTGAACTTCACGTCCTTCACCGTAAATCCAGCTCGATCCAGGGCGCTGCGATCGTCTTTGCTGATGAGGCTCTGGTACACTTGCTGCGGGTCCACATCAAATTTAGGCTTAGGCAGTCCAGCCGCCTCGCGAATATCCTGTTTCAGATAGGGCTCACCGTTGTGATTGATGTCGTAAAGCTGGCCACCGGAATTCACCTGCTTTCCGTTCACAAACAAGTTGTACCCGACATATTTCCCTACATACATCTGCGCGGATTTGTCCGGCGTCTCATAGCAGGCGCGGCGGGAGCCATCCGACGCCGTAGCTACTCCTCGATAAATGAATCCAGCGGTGGCCAGGGCTTTGGCCGAGTTGCCGTATACCAGTCCATTCGGCGGTGCGGCGCCTTTCTTCACCGGCAGTCCAAAGTTGGCTGCTCCTTTGTTGACGGCCCAGGCAATGTCTGGCCGCAGATTGCCTTGAGCATCGAAGGGTCGATGAGCCACCGCACCCCCCAAAGCCTTTCCACTCTGCAAAATCTGATAGTTCGGCTTGCCGTCATCCCCCTTTCCGATCTGCAGCTGCACATCACCCTGGTTGAATACAGCTTTTCCATCTTGGTTCACCCTCACGGCTGTAAACCCGGCAGCAGCAAGTTTTTGCTGCACGGCCGGGCTCACAACGTTATCGATCTTCTGCTGCTGCCCCGGAAGCAGCATCTGCTGTACGGCAGGGGCCGCTTTCGCTGGCGCGGCCTTGGCCGGTTGGGCTCCCCGCGGCACCACGGGCTTTGGTGGGGCGACGCCAGGCTCAGGTGGATGCCGCTTAGCGTTTTCCTGCAGCAGCTGGTTGATCTGGTGGCCTTTGTAGAAGGTGTTGCCGTCCTTATCCACTCCCTGCAGCTTCACCTGATGCGCGTACTTGGCGCCGCCATGGCCGTAAGGCCTCACAAGAACACCGTCGCCGTTCAGTTTGCCGTGGTAATGCCATTCGTCGGCATCAGACGGGCCGACTCCAGCGTGATACAGGCGATACCCGGCATTGGCCAGCTTGGCAGCATGTCCAGCGGGTGTGTGCCTAGCAGGCACTCCGCCCTTGTCGGTGAAGCGGCCGTGATCATCACGCGGGTGGTCCTGCTCGTTCCAAGCCTCGATCGCACGCAGCGCGGCCTCGACAGCGTCCCGTGCCAGACCCTCTACCATCGCAGCAAGACTCATTGCTCCACCGCCAGATTCACCGCCAATGACAACCTGCGCCCAGCCGATTCCTCGGGCGCGAAGATGTTCCTCGCCTCCAGCATACCGTCAATTATTGGGATCATAGCCTGAATTTCCTTGACCTTGCTGAGATCGACATACCTGGCTTTGATGCGGCGGCCCGAGAGCATGGCTACGGTCGCGCGGTGATTGCCGTTGTGAACGTACAACCCAACTCGCGTCTTCAGAACAATCACAGGCTCAGGATCGTGGCCGTGATGAGCAAAGTGCTCGAGGTCGGCCTGATACACAGCAGGCTGATTGCTCTTGAGGTCTTTCGGGTTGAAGGTCCGCAGCGGCGCGGTGTCAACAATGTGATCGCGTATCTTGACCGGCAGGCGCTTGAAGGCCTCAGCATCGGCAGGCTTGTCGATGCGGGTCATGGGATTCTCTTTCCACACGGACGCGGTGTTGTAGCGGCGCTGCTTGGCCCGCCGCATCGTAGACCACTTGCCTTTGGGTTCGGGGACGGTCCTAAGACCACGGATGCGCCTCACCACTTCAGCAGTCGAAATGGCGGCGTGAATGCGCTCCTCTAACGCTCCTAGATCGAGGGTGAAGATTTCTTCTTGGGCGTAGGCACTCCTCCCACAATCACCACGGTTCCGCCCTTGCTCGTCACATCCTCGAAACTGGAGGGAATCTCGATAGGCTTTGTCGGGGTGTTCTCGCTCGTACCGCTGGATGATTTGGTCATACTCGTTAGCTCCTTCTTCACGGCTTTCTTCACTCCCCACAAAGGTTCCGGTGCCGCGGCTGACCTCGACATGCAGATCGTTGTCCTTGGCGAAGGACTCCATCTTTGCAGCCTGGGAGCCGTCGGCATCGAACACCCGGACTTCGGTTCCACCCCCACCAGGGATCATGGTATGAAAACCAATCCCAGCAGCGGTCAGCTTCTTGTTTATAGTACCCAGATCGTCACCAGTCTTGCACTCGTAAAGTAGGTTGCTGCCCTGTGGATCGCGCACGAAATTCAGATAGGCCTTCTGCGCAGCGGCCTTGGCCAGCAGCGCGCCGATGTAGCGGCTGGTGTCGGCGTCAACACTCTTCGGCAGGTCAATGCTAGCTGAGGTCTCAGCGCCGTCAGCCCAGACGCCGATCGCAGAATGAACAGCGCTGGAACGGGCAACGGCTCCCACCACACGATTGCTCAGTCCAATGAAGCTCTTCTGCCGGTCGCTGTTCATCTCGCTCAGTGCCTCGTCCAAGGTCGATTCGCCGGTGTTAGGCGAAACAAAAAGCTCGGAGCCGACCTTCACCCAGCGCCCACGCTCATCCCGCTCCTCGTCGTCAGAGTAAGCCTCCACGTCGCCGGGATGATGCAGGATGAAGCTGTAATAGGTCACGTAGCCATCGGCAGCAGCAAACACGCTTGGGCTGAATCTCTTCCAGGAACTGTTCCAGCGGTTCACAATCTGTTCTATGCTGGAACCGCTGGGCGTCCATTCCATCGGCGGCGTCTGATAAGCGGCGATGTATTTGGGAGGGAGCGGCTTTTCATCACGCAGCGCTACCCCGTCCAGCTTGTTCAGCTCGTCAGCCTTGAACGTGTCGGCTAGCGCGCGGGGCACGCGCACCTGCAATACCACGGGCTTCGATCCAGGGTTGACAGCAGCGGCGATCATAGCGAAAAACTTGGCGTCCCTTTCTGAAGTCGTAAAATAAGTGCTTTTCGGGCGCGCTATCAGCGAATGCACAGCAATCCCGTGCAGTCCAGCAGCAATCGCCGCTGCATCTCCTCCCTGTCCCTTACCCGGAACCAGCCCTTCTCTGGCAATCGAACGCAGCGCGTCGGAGGCGGTGCCGTGATAAAGATTCAGCATCTCCTGCTCGGTCTGCTGCGGTGTCAGGTCTTTTTCTTCGTCGCCCCCTTGGCTCCACTCACCGTGAGCATTTCGCTCTTCATCAGGGCTGTATCCGTGCATTTCGCAATCGCCACGCTCGCAGGCGACGCATCCAGTCTTTTCTACAGCCCTGGCTTTGATCTTCGTCGGATCGTTCAGCAGCTTGCCGCTGTTCTTGGCCACAGCCACGGCGCGGTCGTCGTACAGCTTGGTCAGCCCCTGGTCCTTTACGCTGGTGATCGGCAGGACGCGGCCGATGCGCTTCTTGCACCAGGCCTGAATAGCTTTGCGCTCCACGCCGCCGGGATCGTGGGCCACGCGAGCGGTCATAATCTTGACATGATCTCCAGCAGCCAGGTGATCCTCGAGCGCTTTCCAAACTTCAGTGTCCTTGAGCGGCGCGCCAATCTTCCCCGGTCCCTCCCAATGTTCGTAGTGGGCCAAGGTCCCGTCGAGGTCAAAGCCGATCCATTTCTCAGGAGCGTCGCCGCTGTTGCCCCAGCGGCCGTGGGCGTCGCGCGCTTCGTCGGGACTGTAGGCTTCCAATCCGGGATGGCAAAGAATGAAGGTGTAGAACGTAACGGTGCCGGATGCCGCCAGTTGGCTCGGGTCGAACTTCTTCCATTTACCCCAGGTTGTTCCCTCAGCAGGCGGGAAGTAACCACCCTCAAATTTCGTGGCAGGCCTGTAGGCGGTGATGTATTTTGCAGGAATGGTATGTGTGTAGCGCCAGTTCCCGGGGCCGCTGAACTCGTCTTGCTTCATCTTCTTCGCCACATCAGCTGGCAGGTTCACTTTAAGAATGACAGGAAGCGATCCCTTGTTCACCTCTGCCGCGGCCGCAGCAAAGTTCACCATGTTGATCCGGTCGCGTGTGAAGAATATGCTCTTGGCCCTCCCCAGCATCTCGGCTGGAGCCGACCCCATACCCCTTTCACGTCCAAACTTCCTGGCCCACGCGTCGCCGCCTTGTCCTTTACCTGGGATCAGTCCTTCTTTGGCGATCTGCTTCAAAGCAGCAGAGCTGGTGCCGTGATAAACAATCCCGCCACTCGTCCATTCACCGTGAGAATCACGCTCTTCATCGGGGCTATATGCTTCGACCCCGAACAGGCCGCGGTAGTATTTCTCCCAATCAGGCCCGGTCATGTTTTTGTAGAAGCTGTCGCGGCCTTCGTACTTCGGCAGGTCATGCCCCTTCTGCAACAGGATCATGCCGCTGAGCAGCTGCGTAGCCCGGCCCATGCCATCCGAAAACGGGTGAATCTTCACGTTGAACTCGTGCTCGGCCCAGGCGGCGATGCCCTTAGGATCGTCTCCAGACTTGATCCGGTCGGCCAGCTCGGAATAGAAGTTCTGCATCAGACCCTTGATCTCAGAGGCCGGTGGGTAGTGCAGCTTGGGGTCTTCATAATTGCGCCATAAGCTCTGGCCGGGCTTCAGCAGCCCCTCATTCACCATGTCGCCGATCTTGGTCACGATGTAGGGGAGATTGCTGCGGTCCATCTCGAGTTCGCGGTTCTGCCACACCCACTCGGCAGCTTTATGGAAATTGTCGGTGGCTTTGTCGGCCAACTCCTGCCCGGACTTCGCCAGGCCGGGGCGGTCTGAATGCCTCTCTTCGCCCTTAGCGGTCCGGGACAGCGCTTTCAGATTCGCGTCCATGCCGGAGGTCCAGCGGCCGTGATCGTCGCGCTCTTCGTCTTCGGAGTAGGCTTGCACACCCGCTCCAGCAAGCCCACGCTGCCAGCGGTTCATCGCCCGCAGTACGTTCTGCTTATCGCCCATAGCGAATCTACCGTCCGCTCCAGGCTGAAAGTAGTCCATCGTGTAGTGATTTCCATCGGAATTAGGCACGGCATCGAGGATGCTCCGCACCCGATCCATGTCTTCCTCGTTGGGGCTTCCAAAACTCACGTCCACGTTGTATGGCCGATACCGAACAAGCACGCCGCCATCAGCGTAAAAGCGGTCCCAGTCCACGCCAAATGGGTCATTCTTATCCCCGTATCCCAGCGAATTGGCGACATGAGGATGCGAATCTCCAATCCCAATCTTGCCGGTGCCGGTTATAAGCGCGGCGCTCTTCCCACGCTTCCCCAGCTCCCCAAGCACCTGATAGGAATCCTCTACGCTATCGCCTCGAGTCCATTCCCCATGAGCATCACGAGCCTCGTCGTCGCTGTAGGCCAGCACTCCAAGCTCGTTGGCAGCCTGCAGCAGCGCTACTTTTGCTCGGGATGTTTCTTGCACCAGTCGAGATAGGCGGTGTGAACGCCCTCTTCCAGCGCCTGTGCCCAGGCTTCGCTCGGCTCCGATGAGTACCGGCCCAGGGGTGCGGTAGCCGGATTCGACAAGTCTTGCTCTGACTGGCGCTCCGCCACGTGCTCGTCCGAGTCCTGCGTCGGTTGTGTCATACTCCCTCCATTCATCAGCGATGCCGCTGGCCTTGATGTGGTCGTAGGCTTGCTTCGGCCGCTCGCCGTAGCTCTTGACCACATCAAGCGGAACGTAGCGCCCTTTGACAACAAATCTATTGTAGGCTCTTTCGACCGAGGTCGCGGTGTCTACATCCGCGTGCAGCACCACAATCCGATACCCCATCAGCTTGCACTCTTGCGCGGTCCGCTCCAGCCGAGACACATTGTCGGTCATATCAAAGTTGACGTTGTAGTGTCCGGTCAAAGCCTCAGGCGTGAGATAGTGGCGCGCTACGTCGCACCCCCACTCATGATAGGCCTGGGCCAAGGTCCCCTTGTACCCAGGCAGCTTGTCCATCACATCGTCAGCGTTGATGTTCACCATCGGCGGCAGCTTGTCCCGCAACGACCCCATCATCGCACTCTTACCGGCTCCAGGCTTACCCAGCATGAACACAGCGATCGGCTGCTTGCCCTCCGGCACTTTGGCTTTGGGATCGAGAAAGCTTTCAGCCACTCTCTTGTTGAAGTCGTCGGTCTGCGGAGTGTAGTGCTGTCCGTCTGTGGTCACACCAGGATCATTGCGGGCGTCACCCCTCGTAGCAGCTTCCTGCGCGGCCTGGGCTACTCTCTTGTCGGCGGCAGCCCGCTTTAGCACCTGCGCAATACGGTCCGACTGCTTTTGCTGGTATTTCTCGAACAGCTCGCCCTGCTCGGGCATCCCACGAACCCAGCGGCCGTGAGGATCACGTTCCTCATCAGGATCAAAGGCTTCCAGATCAGCCGCAACCTGCGCTTGGAGCAGCTCAAGGTCGAACGGGTTTGACCGTAGGGAGGCCGCGGCGCTCGAGGATAGGGCCATACCCATAGATTGCCCCTTGGTCGCTCCTAGGCCAACAGCAAGCTCCTACCCGACACGATCAATCACGGCCGTACTTGCCCGAACGCCAGAGTCAATATAGGTCGCGATCATTCCACAGTAAGCGGATCATCTGCGCATGTCTCGCATGTCGGAAGATCAGCATAAACAGGCTCTGCGTTGTAGTTTTCGCTCACCATTGGAGAGTAAGTAAGCGCGTAAGGCGGACTGCTTGACTTGAGTAGCTCCTCAACCTTCGAGTTGTCGATCACAAATGACATGTATTGGCTCCTTGTTCAGTGGTTGGTCTTGCGGGCAATGCGTAGCAGCCTTCATTTCACTTTCCCTATACGCGAAATCATCTCACAGCATCCAGCTGGATCGACAATCACGCGCCCACTGTTCACCCGCGGCTGCTTGGACAGCTTCATCATCGTCCGCTGCCCGCAGGTATTGCCGCCGGGGCCGGAAAAGTATTCGCAGTTGTCACACCGGAACGGTCCCTTCTTGCCGGGCGGCTCGTAGCCGGTCCCAGCCTCACCCTTGATGTGGGATTGGTCAACTTTGAGGGAGCGTATCGCAATTAGGTCAGCGACGTTCATCAGCTCTCCTAAGCAAAAGCCCCGAGCCTAAACCCGGGGCTTTACACTCACTACCGCTGCTCTTACCGGATGGTCAGCACAGCCTGGTGCGCGTAGCCCGGTCCCTCGACAAACGGGGCACCGAACTTCACCACCACGTACTGCGAGCTGAGGTTGCCCAGCAACCCGAGTTGGAAGACTCTCGGCAGCGGGTCGGTCAAGTACGCATACTTGATCATGTCCACATCGGAGAGAATGAACCCGGTGTACTGGTTCTTGCCGCCGCCAGCGCTGATGTTCACCAGAGCTGAGTCGCTTACCAGAGGCAGAATGCCCACCTGCGTCGGCAGTCCATTCACTACGACGCCCGGCAGCACCTCTGTCTGGTTGTAGAACAGCTGGCGGTTGTTGTCGTAAACTTCCTGGTCGAACAGGTTGAGCAGCGTGGGGTTGCCGTAGATGGCGGTCGGCCGTACTTCAAAGTCCTGCCGATTGGCCATCGCAGCCACCGCGGTCTTGTATCCATCCACCAGCGAACCGCTGGCCGGGATCGACACCGCTCCAAGTCCCAGCGAAGAGGCAGCGCCAGCCAAAATCTGGCCGCTGATGCCGTAATACTGGGTGCTGGTAGCGATAAACAGATCGGTGTCGTTACCGGTCCACAACGTCGAGTCGTGCAGCTTGAGCACGCCGTCCACGGTGTCGGTGAGGTCCTTCGCCTCGAGGTAGGCGAATTGGCCCTGCTGCTGGTTGATCTCCACATCGAACAGCCCGTAGTTGATCTGCGCGGTGATGGCCTTGAGGCCAACCACGCGCTCTTGCCTTACGGGTTGAGATGCGGTGGTGGTCAAAGCCCGCGGGTTCGCCGGCACAGCAGACGGAATTGCAATCTGCTCGAAGTAGCGGTGAGGCTGGCCGGTTGCCAGCGTCTGGTTGATGCGTTGGCCGAGCACGAAACGCCTCCGCACCATGTCCACGATTTCCGTCGCGTACCGATTCACTTCAATCGCGCCGGGAGCCAGGTAATCCGCCGCAGCCGAGATATTGCCTACACCTTCGGCACTCCGGCCCCTTCCCGCCGCCATAATCGCGGTCAGAACTGGGCTGTTTGACGGATCAACAAATTGCGCAACGCCTTTCATATTCAAGTCTCCTTCCTGTTGATGTCCGCCAACCTACTAGCGGGGGCTACGCTCCACACGGCCCTCGTCCATCAGACCAGCGTGGAGAAAAGCCTGTTTCCAGGCGACCCGGTCCACCGGATTCATGGGAATGCCGCTGGAGCTGATAACACCGTCCACCTCAGCCACACTCAGCTTGCTGCCGGAGCGGAACATGTCAACCGGATCGATGTTGGCCTTGGCCATCATCGCCGTGATCTCAGGTGAGAGCGACCTGCGGCTCATTCTCTGAGCAGCGTCGGTCACCTGCGCCTGCAGCTTCTCGATCTTGTGGCCCAGCTTGTGCTCCAGCTTCGCGATCTGTTGCTGGCTGGCTGCAAGCTGCCGCTGTAGCTGCTTGTTAGCAGTCTTCAGCGCCCGCATCCGCGCACTCGACACGGTAGAGCCGACCTTCTTCACAACGTCCTCGGCGCCATCGCTGCCGCGGTTCTCTGCGTCCTCGTTGGCGTGGCCAGCTTTCTGCCCAAGGTCGGTGTCTTCCTCGTCGAGGTCGCCCTTGTCCACGCCCTCGGCGCCTACATCCTCGCTTGCCGTCGATGAGGAAGTGGTGCTGCTGGAGGCTTTGGCAGCCGCCGCAGCGTCGTCCTCAGCCGCGCTCCAGCCTCCATCCTCGCTCGCTGTCGATGAGGAGGTGGTGGTGCTGCTCGACGCCTTCTTGCCGGCTGCGCTCACATCATCGTCGGCATCAGCGCTGAGGTGGGTGGTTCCGGTTTCGATCGCCGAAAGACGGCTATCGAACTCCTCTTGCTGGGCGGTGATTTCCGCCAGCGCATTCGTCTGCGTTTCGAGGACCGCCAGAATCTTCGAGGTGCCCTTACGCACAGCACCAGCGGCAGCTTCGGCGGCGATCTGCGCCACACGCTCACCTTGCTCGCGAGACGCTTTCCCCGTCTTATTCACCGTCTTCGACATGCTTCCTCTCCTTTGCTCGGCTCGCGCCGCAATCGCCCGCGTGTTGTTGTAGGCCGCGGATTTCCGCCACAAGATAGTTGCCCCTAAAAATTGAAAGTCATCCAGGGTCCAAACATCGGCGTTGGGGTTGTCTACCCGAACCTCTCCCAGCTCCATGCTCATGCCCAGCCCGGACTGCTTCAGGTCCTTCTCAGCCTCGGGGAAGTCGTGCTTCCAAACATGACCCTCGATCATCAATTCGTTGCCCGCGATCCAGGCCTTGTCGATCACGCCCACCTTACGCCGCTGGGCGTGCGCATCGAGGTCGGGCGAGTAGTTCAGGCCCATCCCCACCAAAGTCTTCAGGCGTCGCTTGGCGACTTCCATCGGCACCAAAATGCGATGCCCCTGGGCGCCGTTGGGTGGCTTATTGCTGGGGGTGTCCAGCTGCACAAGCATTCCGCGAACGCGCATCTTGTTGGGATGGCCAGCGCCAGCCTCAACGGCTTTAAGCGAAGCCTCAACAAGCTGTAGTCCGCGACTCATGATGTCAGAATGCCCCAGCCATCGGGCGTGCTCAACAGCAAGCTGGTCTAGGAGCAAAGGCGATGCCTACGTCGCTGCTCTTACGGATTCGATAGATAAAGCGAATCGTTGTCCGAGTCCGTTCCACCGGTGAATGTTGGAAACGGATTGGGCATGCTCCCGGTGTAGGCATACGTCGCTTGAAAACCTGCTCCTCCGGAGCCGGCCCAATAGATTAGAACCGTGCTCCCGCTAACGCTAACCGCTAGCGCATAGAGGGTGCCGGAAGTCAGAGATGCTGATATTGATGCTGTGGCCCATCCGGCCGTAGAAGGGCAGGTTATGGTGCCGGATGTGGACCCGACTTGGCTCTCGTTCGAGGGCGTCGTCGATGTGGAGTTGTAGACGCCGACAAGGGCCGTGCCAGTCCCGCCGGTGCTCGAGCAGTACAAATGCACAGTCGTATAGCTGGCCGTAGCCGACGCGGTAAAGATGCTTCCGTTGAGATAGCCCGATGATGACGCGCTCGATGACCCAACAACGGAATAACCGAAGTTAGGAATCGTAATGGTGTAGGCTGCGCTGCTCACCGAAGAGTTCAGAAAGCCGGGGCAGCCTCGAATCTGAGCATACAACGTCACTGCCGTCGTCACGCTGTAGGTGGTCTGCTTTGTCGTAGGCGACGAGTTGGTGTCGAAGTAGATGTAGGAGGAGCAGCCGCTTACCGAGGAAGCCGTAACCGTCGTCGGATTCGACACCGCTCCAGCCGCAGGCGAAAATGTGGGGGCAGCGGCCGTAGGCTCCCGGATCGTGATGTCCTTAATCGTGATCTTACTGAGGGTCGTCTGCGCGAAGCCGACCGATGATCCGAATAGCGTCAGTAAAACAATTTTGCCAAGGTTCATTTTAGTCTCACCCAGGAGATAGTCGCTCCAAAGTTCAAACTGCCGACCGGTGTCGTGTAGTACATAATCTCGCTTCCGGTCTGCGGCTCGCAGCTCGTCTTGATCGTGGCACCACCACTTTCAGTTATAACTGCGGAGAGGGTCACGGTCGTATAAGTGATCGCAGCCGAAGTCACATAAGGCATTCCTGGGTAGGCCGCGGCAAAGGCTGTGGTTCCGTCCCACAACTTGCACACCGCGTAGGCCGGGGCGGTGGCGCTCGCCTTTCCTAAAGTCAACGTCTCGGTAACGAAATACGTTCCAGCCGACAGCGACCCGGTAGTTGGGCCATCGTAGAACGTGCTCGTCGAGGTCATGGTCAGATTAGCATTGCTATTGAAACTGCTGCTCGACCCGTTCGTATAAGACGGGACGCAAGCAGTCGGCGTCGCCCCGTAGTCGCACTCGATCTCATCCGAAGTGCTGTTGACGTACAGATTGTACAAACTCCCGCCCGGCGCCGCGGGAGAAGCGATGGCGGTGCCCTGAATCTCGCTCACACTGCCACCCGTTGCCGCGATGCCGCCCGTGCCGCTGTAGGAGAAGGTCGTTCCGTTGTCTGAAACCGCTGTATCGTAACCGATGACGTGGGCGCTGCTGGTCGATTCCGCCATGTAGTTCGCTGTGGTTGTGCCGCTGCCGTCGGTCACTGTACCGGAACCAGCTGCTACACAGTCGCTTCCCGCCGGAGTCAGTACATAATTTGCGGTGGAGCATCCGGTCAATCCTTGCAGCAGCGTGTTGATCTGCGCCGCCGTTCCCAAAGTCGCCGGGTTCTGTAGCTCCATGTCGGTGCCGTCGTAAATAAAAACAGCAATGGCGGTTGTCAGCAGGTCGCTAGCCGCGAGCGCAGACTGCCCGAATTTGGTAATAGTCTTAGTTCCCAGATTGCAGAAGTTCAGGGTCGGGGTGGTTGTCGTATTCGCGTGCCCCGGTAGAACCCTGATCGTTTGCCCCGATGTATAAGCGGTAGGGCAGCTGAGTACCGTAGCAACCAGCGCGTTCGCCGAGCCGGTATCAGCAGCGTAGTCCGGGGTCAGCTGCACTTCCGGGTATCCGACCGCCTGTGCTCGGGCCGTCTCCCCGCAAGCCAACGCGAGTGCGAGAATGATGACTAGCCTTTTCATCCCATTCTCCGTTTCAAGGCGGCTAGTTGGTCCGTTCCACTTCTGCGTGCAGGTCGTAGGTCCCGGTTCCCGATGTACAAGACGCGTAAGTTGCCGTATAGGAGACGGCGTCTCCCGAGGCTGACCAGAACGGAAGCGCAACGTCTATGTATCCAGATGCCGACGAGATCGATGTGTTGGCCAGCGTCAGTGGAACGGTCGATGCTGTATGGGAGGCCGAGGCGTCGGTCCAGGTTAGGGTAGCGTACACCGATCCTGTGCCTGTGGTGCAAAGCGCGTTCTGATCGATATAGAAGCGCGCCAGATAATGCCCAGCAGCTCCGGTAGAGGCAATCAGGTTGGTCGAGGTGATGCTGGCTGATTGCGCCGTTTTGTCTGATACTCCCTCTACCGCAGGAACGCCGATGCCAGCCGTGGTGATCCCGTCGTATTGGGTGAAGGCGCCGTTGCTGTTTACTGCAACGTTCGCGTTGACCTGCGCTCCCTGGCTTCCTGCACCAGTCATAAGATTGCCGCTGGTGAGGGATGACGCCGAAGTAACGCAGGTTGTGCAAGCGCCGGTTACCTGGCCTGAAGTTAGGCCAGTCATATTCGCCATGCTCAAAGCCGGAGCGCTGCTCCAGGTCGGGGCCACGGCGCTCGCTCCCACCGTCACATCTACCAAGGCGTAGGTTCCCGCTCCGGCTGTAGGGCCAGCCAATTTGGTCGGCGCGCCGCTGGCGCCGCCGTAGAGCGTATCGCCTAGCAATGTAAACCCAATATCTCCAGCAGCGATGGCAGAGAACGTACCAATTCCGCCAGTCGCTGTCGCGTGCAGAAGATGGGTGGTTGTGGTGTCCGATGCCGACTCAGCAATCAGCGTGTCTCCCGAAGCTGTAGGGAAGTATTCGGTGATGGTCCCAAGAGTGCCGCTCGACGGTTCCACGGTAAGAGTACCGGTAGAGGCGTTGCCCATTGTCACCGATCCAAGAGTGCCTGAGGCCCCCAAAGTGATCGTCGATGTCCAGCTCGAGGCGCTGCCGCTGGTGCTGTTCGGCACTTGGCCAGCGCTGGCGCTGGTGGCATTCGTGCCGCCGCCAGCAATCGGGATTGTCGGCAAGTCGCCGGTCGCGATGGCGGAGAAACTACCTACGCCAGCTACCCCCGTCGCGTGCAGCACATGCGTGGTTGTCGTGTCGCTGTTGGCGCCGACCATATACTCGGTCGTATTCGGGAAGGTCAGCGTAACCGCCCCCGAGGACGCGGGGTAGGTAGACGTAGTGAGGTTGGTCGATGTGCCGGTGACAAGCTGGTTGCTGGTCGTTCCCAGATAGAGCGGCTGGTTGAACGTTCCTTTGCTCGTCCCGAAGGTCAGCGCCGGCGATCCGGTATCGGCGCTGCCAATCGATCCACCAGCGGCCAGTTGCAACACACCAGCGCTGCTCAGAGTGCAGGTCGCGCACACAGTTTGCAGAGTTTGTGATCCACCACCAGTTACCAGGGCCGATGAGGTCAGACTTCCCGAACTCACAACCGTAACAGTGCCGCCGCCAGTTACGGTCTGCGGATTCTCCAGCTCCATGTAGGTGCCGTCATAGACAAATTCAGCGATGGCCGTCGTAGTCAGATCATTCGCAGCCACCGCGGATTGGCCATACTTCGTGATGGTCTTGGCTCCCAGGCCGCAGAAGTTCAAGGTCGGGGTGGTCGTTGTGTTGGCGTGTCCAGGCAGTACCTTGAACGACGCTCCGGTGGTGTAAGCGGTGGGGCAGCTGAGCACCGTGGCGGCCAGCACGTTGACTGACCCTGTATCAGCGGCGTAGGCGGGAGTCAGCTGCACCGCCGGATACCCAGCGGTTTGCGCGTTCACACCATTGATGCTGCAGAGAAGAATAACCAGAATAGCAGCCGCAAAAAGATTCTTTTTCATTGTAGTTCCTCCACAGCAACGTGCGCGTCGTAGCTTGCCGGCCCACCAGTTGCGCATGAGCCTACGACGGTTGAGTTGTAGCTTACAGCTGTCGAAGCGAGGGCGTATATGGGAATCGCTCCGCGAATTGAATTGGATATAGGCGCCTCAGAAGGCCCAAGTGTCAAAGCAATGCTGGCGACGGACCGCGCGCTGATGGGATCGACCCAGCTGAAGGTGAACGTGACAAACACAGTGCCGCTGCCGCAGGCCGTATTCCCATTCGCATAATAGTTGATCCGATACTTGCCCGTAGCGGGCGTCGCCCCAACCAGATTGACGGTGGGTAGAGACGCAACTTGCCCGGTCACGTCAGAATCTCCTATCGTAGGCACAACGGGGCTGGAAAGCCCGTTAAACACACAGGTCAACGTAATCCAGTCACAGCTCACGCCAGGTCCACTGAAGGTGAACGCTCCAGCATACCCATTAAGAGTCAAACCACCGCCGTAGACGGGGAGCGCGGGCAGGCTCGGTATGTAGTTGTCGAAATCGCACAGGCCGTTGGAGCACCAATAATTGCTTTGGGTTGGCTGGATGCACGAATATCCCGGTCCGAACCCGTAGCCGCTCAGTACATTGAGAGCGCCCGCAAAACACAGGTTCGCCGGTATGGTCAGCGCGACGTCGGGCAACGCTACAGAAAATGCCCCTGCAACCACCTTGGCAGTGATGGGCGACGAACTTACCTGGCCTCCGGGGGTGTGATAGCTGACAGGGGCTCCAGCAGCATTCACGGGGCTAAAAACAATCGTGCCGTTGGCCGGGTTCAATCCGTCGCGAAGATTAGAGGCGCTGACAATGACGGTCTGCGCCGCGCAAGGGACGGCGCAAAGCAAGACGAGCCATTGTAGACATTTCCTCACTGTTCCCTCTTACAAAGAACGTGCCGCGGGCGGCGTGCCCGGCTTGCCTGGATTCTTCACAGCCCGATAAGCCTTGGCTCCAGGCTTCGACGGCGTCGCCATACGCCACCTCTGGTTCACGTCCTGCAAATACTGGGTCATGTCGTCGGAACGGGCCTTCCTCTTGTTCACACGCTTGCGCTGCTTCTTCAGCCAGCTCTGCAAATACTGGTCCGGTGTCTCATCAGCATCGTCCTGCTCGTCTTCCTGCAGCACGTACTTGAAGTATTCCTTCACCTCGTCGGCCATCTGCTCGAGGATGTTTGGTTCCTGATCGTCCATGTCCAGAAGCAGGCTCTTCGCTGGCGGCAGTTCTCCGCCATCGATCCGGTCGGCCAAATCGTTGACCGGCATTCTCGCAATCTCCCTCGCATTCCACTTGGAACCGGCGATGGGGAACTTAGGCAGCATCAGCGGCCGTGGCGACTCGATCTGCCCGCCGCGTGAAATCTCGCCCTGCGAAATCGGTTTCTGGTAGGGCTGGCCGCCACCACCTGGCGGATACCCACCACCACTTCCCGGCAGCTGCTGTTGCTGTTGGCGGTTCATGCTCTGCTCTTGCTGCCGGTTCTGAATCTCAGCCATCAGCTCCTGGTTAAGCATCATGGACTCGAACTGGGTCATGTCGCCAAACGGGCTCTTCAATGGCTGTTTGCCCACACTGATCCTCCACTCGTTCGGGGTCAGGGCATTGGCCGAGTACATCCGCGCATTCATGTCGGTCTTGGTTTCGAGGTCGGGGTCGTCGAGTTGCAGAAACGCGAATTCGAGGTCACGCCAGCCCAGCGCCTCATGCAGAACCTTACGCGTGAATGCTTCCTGCACTCTCTTGGCCATCGGCACCACAGCCGATCTGAAGTCCTGGTCCTTGAGCACTTCGCCGACGGCCCGGTTCACATCATGCTCGACTCCCAGCGCCATCGCGGTCATGTCGAAGGCGTTGGCTACCATGCGAATCATCATCTCCTGCCAGTTGAGCAGCAGGTCCTCTTCGGTGACAGGGGTGATCTCGAGGACTTCCGGCTTCTTCATGCCGCCGATGATCGAAACCTTGGCCTGTCCCTCGAGTTCGTTCTGAATGTGCCGGCGCACGATCTGGTACGCCGAATCACTTTGCGGCTGCTCCCACCATAGCCATGTGTTGCCTGTGAAGAACGCGTATCCATTTTCACGGCAATAGAGCGTCCCATTCGGAACCATCGCGCAATAAACCATGCCGCTATACGGAATCCGCTTCGGCGTGCGCGCCTTGCCTCGGCAACCGGCAGGGATAATGCTCAACTCAGGTCGCAGCATCTCCTCGACAGCGTACATCTGACTGCGCCCGTCGAGATAAGGTTTGACCGCAGCGCTGGAGCCTATCTTTTGAAACAGCTCCTGCATATCGCCAGCTAGACGCGCGCTGGCTGTATAGTACGTCCGCTTCTTCCCACGGACAGTTCCGTCGCCCAGCATAGCCCAGTCAAAGAACGCCTGGATAATGGGCGTGGGGGCATCCTTTATCCACTGAGGAACGAATTTGGTATGACTGTCTCCCAGACCGGACAGATATGCCCAAACATCGTGGTCACTGAAAACAAAGCGGTCGGATTTTGCTTGGTGTGCAAAACCCATGCGCCCTAGAAGGTGCTTGATCTTCTCGTATTTTGACGGGTTGGCCTTTTTCGACTGCGCAACCTGTATGCGGTACTCTCCGTTGTTCGGCTTCTCTCCGCTCGCCTTCATGCACGAACCCTCGGCAATCCAGACGCCAAGAAACGCCGCCCAATCCTCCCAGTCGAATGTCTTTGTCCCGACACGGCAGACAGGCTCCGGCAAAACGCCGTCTTCCCACGTAGCCCTTGTCGGAATCCTGAAGTCGAAGAGCGACCGTTCCTTCTTGTCCGCTCCTCTCCATCCCTTACCCGGGCGGTTTGCGACGCCATCAAACAGCTCACGCGCTTCAATGAATCCGATAGGCTCGGCCACACGCTTCCCCGTTTTCCAGTCCTTAGTGAAGCGCTGCCCATACATCCTATGATTCGGTGTGACGGTAATGGTCAGTTCCCGGTTGCGGAACTGGATCATGTCTCCGTCGTGCTGTTCGCGCACAAATCCGAGAGCGCGCTGCCACTGCAGCTTGCCATCCGAGCTGCGTGTGGCGAATTCCTCATCGTCTCCCACATCACGCCAAGCCATCCATCCGCGCCGCGTCAATACCTCGGTGTCTCCGGGGAAGCACTTGTGGACTTGATCCGCTCCAGCCATTCCAGCCATTCTCTGCACACCCAGCAAATCGTTCAGCTGCTGGAAGGCCACTTCCATCTTGCCCAGGCCGAAAGGATTGTCGGTGGCGGGGTTGTCCTTGATGTACATGATCTCATCGTCGTAGAACAGGATCGCTCCACGCTCGCCCTGTAGTCCGGTCATCTGTGCGTAGTGCGGCAGATCGGTAGTGGACTCAGACCAGGATACGAAGATGCGGACCGTAGACACATCCATCGCCCACATCTTCACCGGCCGCTCAGGATCGATGGTCAGCATAATCTCAGAAGCGAAGGCGCCGAAGCAGCAAAGGTCCTCGATGCCCATCTCCATCCAAGACTGCATCGAGTCTACGTTATTGGGATGCTTGAAAAGACCCTTGGCGATTTTTATCCGCGCCTTCTGCTCGTCCTCATCCTCGACCGCCGCACCGTCGATTGGTCTAATGTCCCAGGTTTGTGCGGTCACTGAGTTCTTGATCAGGTTGATGGCGCGCCGGGCGACTGGCGTGCGTGAGAAACGGCGCAGATTGTAAGGGGTTGACTTCATCACCGGCATCGACAGCCGTTGCACGCTCGAAGGCAGATAGGGGAACGCCCAGCTCTTGCGGTCTACAATGTCCAGCTTTCCAGCCTTCACCTGCCTGATCTCTTGAGCCTGCCTGGCTTTCATCATCGGCCAGTTCTGGATCGGCGTGATGGCCATCTCTTCGGCGTGCATCAGGGAATAGGCCTTCACCACCTCGCGAGTGCGAAAGTAGCGGAGAAAACGGGCGTGCAATGCCAGATGCAGCCTGCGCAGGAAGGCGACCATACTCCGAAGCTAACCCTTAGCAGTTTGGTCTACAACAGCAAGCTCGCCACAGAAACAGAAACGCCCCAGCCGCGGCCAGGGCGTTTCTCCTCATGGGTAGGTTTTCTTCCTCCTACGCTACCCGAGCGTTTTGGTCAAACAGGAAAGCTGAGTTCCACTTCGGTCACCCGGCATTTCCCGTGATACGAATTCAGCGGCGCTTCGTAGCCAGCGTTGAACCAATCGCCAGCCCGGTTCGCTACCCGCTCAGCCACAGCTCGATCCTTAACAAGCCAAGGCTGCTCCGGTCCGGTGTCGCCACCGTCCCGAAGCTCATAAGCCACGGACACACAGAATTCAGCATCCCCGTTTGAAGTGGTGCTGACTCCTAGCAAGTTCCCGTTGTGCGATAACCCAAAGTACGTCATACTCATTCCTCTTCTTTGAACATCTCATCGAAACAGCTCTCGCAGCTGCCTGAGATTTGGTACTCCCGACGGCCGGCCTCGCTGTAGCACTTGGCCAGGGCCGGTTCTCCGCAGACCACGCAGAGTCCTTTCGCCAGGGCCTCTTCGCGGGTCATCTTCATCTCACCGTCCGCGATCGCGCTCTTCTCGAGCGCACCCAGGAATTTGTTCAGGTCCATCGAAATAATGGTCATAGCTTTTTCACCTCGCTTCTCTCAGCTTCGTCGAGCGCAGCCCTCAGCAACTTCTTCGAGACGCGGCCATCCCACTCCTTGACAACGGGATTGTCGTGTCCAAAGCGCCTCTTACCCTTCACTGCGAGGCAGTAGGTCACCCGCCCGTAGTGCGGTCCTCCGTTGTCATACCAGTAACCACCGGGCCAGCGGAAGATCGCGTAACGCTCGCCCTGCATGATGAGCCGCACCTTACCATAGTCAGTAGTTCCCTCAGCGTGGGTGTTGGCAAGTTCTTGATCGGTCTTCATAGTCCCTCATCTTCAAAACTTGGCGGCGGCCCAGCGACTCGCTCCTTCGCCACAACCGCCGCTCTGCTGGTCGCTGCATGATCAGCCTAGTAGGCTGCCGATCGGCCAGCGGTAAACTTATGCCGCGTACCGCTCGTTGATCCACTCCACCACATCCGGCCACTTCTTCAAAATCGCGGCCTTGTTGGCGGGCGTGAAAGCAATACCGACTTGGTGAACTCTCTCGGCCGGGTCTCCAGCGCGACGGAAGAGAGTCTTGGTCTTGCAAGCCCTCTTCCACGCCTTTTCGGTCTCAGCCTCATCCACCCAATCATTCACGAACGAATCCAGAGTATTGCCGACGAACTCCAAAAGCTCGTTGCAGGGTTCGCAGTAAAGATCGCCGTGCAACCGTCCACCCAAAACCTCGAAGACCTTGGCGCTTCCGCACTTCGGGCACCTCAGGTCTGGCCGCTCCTCGCGCTTCTCGTCAAGCACAAAGCCGGCTCTGATGTTCACCGAGGCAAGTCGCGGAGTGAGGGTCTTGACGTAAGCCTCGACCTCATCCTCCCAGGACGGCTTGATCCAGTGGTAGTCCATCTCGCCGCCGTCAGCCGAATCCATCACCTCGCAGACCTTCTTACCGTCGAAATAGAGCGTCGCGTTCAGCCCCACTCCTTCGCGGCCCTTGAAGGTCTTGATGCCCTTCACTTGAAGCCTTTTGTCCTTCATACGATCACCTCTCGTCGGAAAACTCCACATCGTAGTCGCGGT